TGCTTGGAACACATGACATCCGTCCCGGTTCGCGCGATGCAATAACTAATTTAAACATTATTATGTACATAAACAAAGGCCTCAATTCTGTCATCAGAAAGCCCTTTAGTAGTTATGAAACTAATGAACATGATGTTTTATTTGCAGAGGGTTTCCCCGAGCAATTAAAACGTCGTGTTTCCTACAAGTCTAAGCGTTCAAAGCGTAAGACCAAAGAATTTAGTGAACTGACTACTGTTTTTCGTCAAATTCGAATTCTGTTTGGTACACGTTTAACGCGTCTTGAAGTTGATTTCATTAATGATACTGCTAACAGTGCATTCCTGATCTACAAGTCTAGAGGTCGTGTTGAGTTCAATGAATATTTAAAATTGTTACACACCTTAACCTTTCAGACTGCCGTAAGGAGTAAGCGTTGCTTATCCGTACGTCAATCTAGGTTCCCGCGAAGGGCCCGTGCCTTCATCTTGCGCTTTAAGTCCCTCTACTCGGTTTCCCGAGGAGGGCTATTTCTTAAGGCTCTTCTATCCGTTGTCACAATTAATACAATGCTTCTGGGTTCTGGAGAAGCTGATGAATCTGTTTTGGAACCAATCAATTCACAACCTAGGTCTGACCTCAATTCCTATCTAAGGAAGAAGACATTCCGTTGTTCACTTAGAAAAGCTACGGGACGGTATATGCGCAGTCTTGGATTGAATACTGTTGAGTTTAAGGACAAGCTTTTACACTTAATCACTGTAACCAAGCTAGAAGTTAATTCTGCTTCAGTCAATCCTATGAAGGCGCTCCGTTATTCCCCGCAATTCCCTGTTTTTGATCCCGTTACTAAGAAACTCGGTTCTGGTCCTGGTATGCATAGGATGACGTCTTGCGAAGCCGCTGAATACGATGCTCTGTTATTGTATGAGTCTGATACGTACGAGTACTTCAAGACCTACCTATTGGAGTCTAAGCAATCTGAGCTTTTTGCGCAGTTTGTTTTATGTGTCAGAAAAGCGTTTGTAAATAATTATCATGTGGACTCTATGGATCTTAATCGTTTAGGCTTTAAGCCAGATCGAAAATTGAAGAATCGTCCGTACGCTAAGGTTAATTATTGGATTCAATTGGCGTTGACCGGCATGCATAATGCTTGTTACTCAGTCATTGACCAAGATTGCACTAATTATGCTTACGATCACCGATTGGCATTTCTCTCAGCGGTAGACCTCCTTGATAATAAGCGAACGTTATACTGTTTAGACGAAACTGCTGCGACAGATAGACTGTTCTTAGGCGCTTACCGAGACGTGCTTTCCGTAATCTTTTCACCTGAAATTGCTAATGCTTGGTTTCGTTTAATCGCGTCACTTGAGTTCGCAGTTGACGGTGTTGGAAACGTACGTTTCACTGTAGGTCAACCTTTGGGTACGAAGTCTTCGTGGCCGCTTTATAATATAGTATCAGCAGTCCTAGATCTTTATTCCAATCCTAGGTCCAAAACAGCTCCAGCCATACGCGTTGGGGATGACTCTGTGTTTTGGGGCCCGAATGCCTGGAAAATGAAAGAAATTCGTGAAAAGTGTTGCAATGTGTCTTTTGGACAGAACAAGGGTTGTATCTCGAAATACGGTGTAGAAGTTGTCAAATGCTTTTATGCTCACGGTTTTGAGGTTACGCCCATCCCCGCTAACTTGCTTTTTAAATCTACTCACCGTCCCTCATCCTGGATGATGCTCGTTGATAGAGTTGATGCTGACTTGAGTTTAGATGTCGATGCACTCCGTGCGTTGGCCTCATACCAGTCTTACCGTCGTGGTAGGCCTTGTTGTAAACTTGAGCTCCAGCGTCTCCTCTTTATTGAGGCGAAAACTAGTTCGTTTGTTTCTACTTGGCTTCTTGAAGCTAGGAAGCTTGCCACTTTACGGTATTTGTCTACTTGTATGGATG